CTTAGTTCCGTCTTGCAAAACCATTTGCAGTAGATCTTCACCAGCTATATCTGATACTGCCCTATTTGCTTGTGTGACTTTTGCATCATAGTCAGCACCCCACTCAGCTTTTAGACTTTGCTCAATCTGCTGTCTTTGTTGCTCTGAGTCTTTTGACATTGCTTCTGTTGTTTGCTGAATACTACTTCTGTAATAATCTAATATTCCGTTTGCTTGTGCCTTTGACAAACCAAGTTTGTGTGCAATATCTGTATATGTATTCACATCTCCCTCAGTTAGTATCTGACCATCTGCTTGTATAGCATAGCCACTAGGCTCATCAGGTCTACCTAGCTTAGAATATATATTACTCAAATCATCCTCTGTTGGATTTTTTGGTAATGGTATTTTATCTGCACCAATTAATCTTTGTGCGTTTACATAGGAAAGTCCTAAGTTTCCTACGTCATTTATGCTTTGTAGACTTGGATGATCTCTGATTTCTTCAGGTAACTGTTGTAGAAACTCACTTCGAGATCCACTTCCACTGGCTACTTCAGCAGGAGTTTCAACTGGCACACTAGGTTGTGTTGGCTCAGTTTGGATTGCCTGTTGTTCTGTTTCGTTCATTTGTTTCCTCTTCTAACATATTTAAAATGTGCAAGTACACTGTTCTCTTGCCTTCTTCAAAAGCCGTTCCGTTACTATCGTTCTGAACGTATGTTGTATTACGATAATTACATCTTGCTTCTAAATCTTGTAACACCTTTTTTCCACTATCGGTAGTAAAAACTTGTCTGTACATATATTTAATGGCTTCAATTTCTTTAACCACTACTTACCATCCTTGCTGCTTGTGATGCCTGAAGGACTGTATTTACATCCTCTTGATCCTGCTGTCTCTCCATTTGCTCTTGTTGCATCTGCTCTCTTTGCTCTCTGATTTCTGCAACTTCTGCGTTTGTCCTCAAGACACTCTTTGGAACACCTAATGAATCTGTAACATGTCTGACAAGACCATCTGCATCTAAATGATCTCCAACTGGTAAACTCTGTGACAATGGTAACAATATTTCTAATGCTTTCATTGTAGAGTTCAGGCTTGTTGACTTCTGTACCTTTGCAAGTGGTGATACATATTCAATATCTATGTCTCTGCCTTGCAGTATCTCTGGTGGTATTGCAAGCATTTCATTTCTAAGCATCAATGAAAAAACTCTATCAATCAAAGGTTTTAACATCTCATTCATCAATCTTCCAAGCACAGGACCTATTACTCTCATTCTTTCTTCCTGTCTTTGCACAACTTCTGTAGCTGTCATGTTTGGAGATGTACCACTTAGTAACTGGTCAACATAGAAAGCACCTCTGATTGCTTCTCTTCTTTGTTGCTCCATATTTAAACCAATAGGTATGTTCGCACCTGTATTCAGTGGTGATATTGTATCTCTTGTACCTGATCTAAAAAAGTTTAGTCCACCTGGTTGTGTTCTAACTGGCAAAATGAAGCCATCATCAGGAACTAATAGTGGAGGATCTATTTGCTTTTGTGCTGCCTGAATGATGGTCTTACTCATTAGGTTCAACATTTTCACATCAGCGAGAGCCGTCATGGCAGGGGAGCGACCCATGATCTCTCCTGTGCTTTTAAGAAAACGAGGAACAACATAAGGAAACTCCTCAAAACCACCAATAGACAAGAACTGTTTTGTCTCCATATCAATATAGAAAGATGCAAAAGGCATGTTCTGATTATCAGGTTTATCAGGATTCCTATTCATTCTTGGCAACACCACATGAAGCAACTCAACTTCTTCATCAGGCTTTTGCTCAAATTTCTTCTTGATATATTCTGTCACATTGTCCAAACCAAATCTTTGAATGACTTGTCTTACTGGACTCTTGTACTTTCTAAATACAGTATCGACTAAACCAAACTGATTTTCCTGTATAAAAAACTCTGATATGTGTCTTGTAGAAAACCTAAGTGTTTTATCTTCCATCTCAATAAACATACAGCCAGTACCAAACACAACAAGGTCTACATACATACCATGCACTTCTGTTTCAAAGTTTGATCTGTTGAAGGCTCTCATCATACTCATAGATGAACTCTCAAGCCATTCACGCACATCATCATCTCTGCCTATGTTTTCATCTTTCATATCCAAATGAAACCAAGGTGTAGCACCTGATGTAAGCATACCATGCAAAGCTGACGATAGAAGATCAACAGCTAACTGTGATGTACTATCAAATATATTCTCTGATCTTTTTTCACCACGACTTCTTTTCCTTACAATATCAGACTTCTCAGGTAGCATATAATCAGCCAACTCCTGATAGTGTGTATTCCAATACTTTCTGTAAGTCTCAAGATAATTAAGTCTATTGACTAATTCTTTTGCAAAGTCTGCCATTACGCTGTTAACCCTGGTCTACCTGTGCTACCTGATGGTTGCCCTGAAGTCATACCTGTTACTATTGTTGATCCACGACCTTTTCTTCTACGTCTTTCATCTGCAATATTCTCTTCAGCCAAAGCTGCTGCTCTTTGTGTATCTTCATCATCAACTTCCATAACTGGATCAGGTGGAGGTGGTGCTGGTGGTATTACTACTTTTGGTCTAAGAAATGACATCTGTTTCTCCTATACTACTGATCTTTCGCCTTTACCTCTTTGCAAAGCACCATAGCCTTCTATTATTGTGCCACCCTGCCCAGGTCTTTTTGTACGTCTCGTACCTCGACCTCTTGCTAATATTGTCTCTTCTTCGTCAGGTACTATTTCAGGTGTAATTTCTTCTGTTATCTCTGGTTGCTGTGGCTGCCTGTAATCCATCTTATCTGTGCCAGTGACAGTCTCCAAAACCTCTTGACTTAGTTTTTTCACTGGTCTTTCCAAAGGCTCAACTATCTCAGCACCAACCTGTTCAACAACATTTATGGCTTTTTTGACTGGTCTTTCAAGTGGTTCTACCAAAGTTTTATCAACAGCTTTGACAGCTTTTCTTGCTGTTTTCTTTATTGTTCTTACAACACCACCCATATCAAGTTCCTTTCCATGTGTGCCAACCTAACTTTTGAGTCTTTGGTCTAAACCAAAAGGCTTTTCTAAAACCCATCTTAGTCAGCATCTTTTTTAAAATCAAGAACCCAATTCTTGTATAACCTTTTTTTGCTATAAAGTCTACCAACCAAATATCTTTACCACCACCTTTGTAACCATCATGGGGAAACGATAACTGACTTACATATTCATCAATATGTTTTTCTGTTGGAAAACCCCAAGTAGCAAACACAAGCAACTCACTCTTCTTTCTAACAACTTTATACTGATTGAGCATGACAGGCACTAATATACATTTACAAATATCTTCTGTGTTCCAGTCTTTGTGCAAGTCACTATACTGCATCAAGATCAGTATATCTCGCAAATCTTCATACTTACTCATGCAAAAATATTATAACTGTTATCAGCAACATCTTGTGGTGGTCTTGTGTAACTCTTTCTATTCTCAATACCTATAGCCAAATATCTGAACGCATCTGCTGCATGTGATGTATAGTCATGCCTTGGCTGATCCCTAAACCTCTTCTTCTTCTCATCCCACTCTTGCCTGTATTGTTTCATCATCTCAAGACCTAGATGACACTTATCTCTGTCAAAGTAACACTTTGGCATCAATAATCTAGCAGCATTGATACCATCAGCTACCTTCATCTTCGAAACCACCTTGAAACGTATGCCAAGACTAAACGCTGTCTCCATCCGTGATTTGCCAGACCCCAACTCTCTAATTTCAATATCATGTGGAGCAAGGTGGTCTCCATAATGATAATCCTTCTTTCTAAGGACCTCTGCATAATGGTCCAATCCAAAACCAGTATTCTCATAATAGTCGATAACATTCACTGCTCCTCCTCTGTAAACCTGTGCAAACCAAATAGCTGTACTATCATTGATACCTAAATCCCAAGCTGTATGCACTGGCAACGCAGGATCATACGGCACTCTCGTAATCCTGCCTGCATCTTCAGCTTCGACAAGTAATCTTCCATAGTACGCACCAATAATCGCAGCCGTAAACGAACATTCATATTCTTGTTCATACTGCTCCAATGTCATCTGTGACTTGGCAGCATCTAACTCCGTATCTTTCACCAACTGCGTTTCACTAGCCTTCGCAATCTTCCAATACCAATAATCACTTCCCTCTTCAGTCTCATGTTTAGCCTGAGTCAGTATCTCATAAAAATGGTTATGCCCATTTGGTGTTCCTAGAAATATAGCTGCACCCTCTCTATCCGATAGTGCTGGTCTTACAACCTCCCCCCATACCCTAGGATTCTGCATCCCATACTCGTCAAACACACACAAGTCCAAGTAAATACCTCTCAAGGCATCAGGATTCTCACCTGACAACAACATAATCCTACCACCATTAGGAAAGTCTGCTCTCAGTTCAGTCTCAT